CTTCTTGTGGGGGGCCGGGCCGGTTTTTTGGGGTGGGGGTAAGACCATCTTGTTATTGAGAATGATTCTTAATTTCATTCTAAAAAATAATTGATTTTTTGTTTGACATATCTGATAAAATTTTATAAAATGTTCCTATCGTAAATCATATATAAGGAATATTGATCATGTATGTTAAACCCTGTAATCCAATTATATCTGAATATGTTACCGCTAAGATGGCAGAAGGATATGCCTCACCTATGCGAGGCTGGTCATTATCTAAGATAGTCTCAGAGTTTCCTAATCCTCCTGAATATCTCCGGTCTTTAGATCCTGATCCGGTAGACCGGCCTGCCATTAGGCGGGAAGTATTAAGACGTTGCGGCCTATAGGCTAATAAGGGAGAGTGTGGCAGAAATGTCACACTCTTCTTTTTTTTTTCCAAAAGAACAAAACGTGAACAAAACGTGAACAAAACAAGAACGAACATAAGGGGAACAAAAGGTGAACAAAACGTGAACAAAAGGTGAACGAACAAAACCAGAACAAACCAAGAACAAAGGGTGAACAAACAGGGAACAGTTCAAGGTTTAGAACAAACCAAGAACTATGTTGCATATATGTCACAGTGTTGCAATGATGTCACAGTCTTTCTTTTTCTTCCTAACAGAGAGAAAAAGGTATTGATTAACCGTTAAAAGTATGAAGCTGCTAATTGAGAATGATTCTCAACTAATTGAAATTGTTATACAAATGCAATTGATAATCATTTGCAACAACTCATATCGGAATGATGAGATCTTATTGAGAATGATTATCAACTGCAGAAACTAGCTTCATAATTTTATATGCGTGTCAATCAATTTATTTTGCATAGATGCACAAAAAAGTATTGTAACAATATTCTTTTTCGTTTAGTCTTATGACAATCATTAATAAGGAATTGAAGTCATGAATAGAGCGGCAAGACGTAACGCTAAAAACAAACGGAAAGCATTTCAAAAGGCCATGAATAAAAAACAACCTAGTAATGATACCTATAAAGAGCCATACCATTACGCTATAGCCGCATTTGATGAGGCAAACGCTAATAGTATTTGTAACGCTCATAAGTTTAAAGTGTTTACTAATTCTAGAGGTGGTCAAATGCAGCTAGTGTCAACTATTGAACCTCATTATGAAAATTTTATTTAAAAATAATTAAAATAAAGTGTTGACAGTATCAAAAGAATGGTTTAAACTCTAAACACAATCAAGATTAGGAAACAAGGGAAACACATAAAAAACAGAGTTGAAACGAAATACACACATATATCAGGCCTCAGAACCTTGCAGGGAAACGCTGCTAAAGAATAAGATAAAGAGAGCTAGAATTAGCTAATTTATTAGGAAAGGATAGTGGATATGTATATACCATTTTGTAATCGTAATCAGAGAATACTACAAGTTCAAGAGGAATGGCATGAATATTTCTCGTTTGGGTGTGGTACTAAATTTGAGACGTTTACTTTCAAAGTTAGAGCATGGATTGCATACAACCTATAAGGGAAAGTTTTAATATTAAAAGATAGGTATTGACAAAATGATATATATTCTGTTATTGTTTGGCATATTCTTTAGCTACGTTACTTGGCGTATCCTAACAGTTGGAGGGTTAATGTAATGCAATTAAATCCTAAGCATGCTGCAATTGTAAACAGTACGACAATACATCCTAAGTATGTGTTTGATGCTGGTGATTATAAGCATGATATTATTAAGAAAAGCTCCAATAAGAAACTTGGTAAGAAAATAACTAAGGGCATATGGGCAGGCTTGCCAATGTATACCTTGACATTGGTAGAACGTGAAACTTGTTCAGATGCTTGTGAACATTGGCTTAACTGTTATATGAATAATGTAACATATGCCCATAGGTTTAAGGGCAATCAAGCCTTGATGGACAGGATGGAAAAGCAATTGCCAGAGATGGCAAAGAAACATAAGCGAGGGTTTGTAATACGTTTGCATATTGGTGGTGATTTTTGGTCAGTTGCCTATGTATTATGGTGGAAGAAAATGCTTAGGCTGTACCCATTAATGAGAATATATGGGTATTCAAGATGGCATCCTGACACTGCTATAGGCAAGGCATTGGAACTATTGAGAAACAAATATTCAGAGAGGTTCAAGCTGAGATTTTCAAACTTGACAAGTGATCCGTTATCTGCTAATAGTGAAGACATGACAAGCGAAGGTATAACTTGCCCGGTACAAACAAATAAAACTGAGAGTTGTGGAACGTGTGGGCTATGTTGGACAACTAAAAAGTCAATAAGATTTCTTACACATTAAACATATGGAAGGATAAAGGCAATGACTAAGTCAACAATTAAACTTAGTATTAGAAAAGGTTCAAGGAATAATAGAGGTAAATTGTTTGGAGTTAGAAAACTTAAATCAGGATGGCGAGGTGATGCTCCCTGGTGTTCACTATCTCTATTTAATGGTGGAACTAATAACCATACCATCCGCAGTAATACGTCTGGTGTTAGAGTTATCTATGAGAATAACCGGACAAACAAAACAAGGGTTACACATAATGTGACATAACGTATGACAATAACCGGGTTTAATGGAAGGAGACTGAACTAATGCATGAACACTATGACTATAGTAAACACGCCAGCTTTGAAGCGACACGGCCAGCCTGTTTTGAAGTAAAAGAATTACCTGCAACGTGTGATACATATGGGTATTGTGACAAAGGGGACATACTAGACATCCCTAATAAGAAAATACTATGCCGTGTACATAGGCTAGACGGTTTTGCTGGCGATCACTTCAAATTATCCTACCTTGCAACGGTAGGTAATAGGTATAAGGTAATACCTAACGGTGACATACTGCAAACAGTTCACGGTCAAATGATAAGTGCATTTGGTCCTGAATATTTCAATGGTGCTGATGATAACGCAGTAAAAATAAACGTAACGCTTGCCAAGAATGGAGCACATACCTTTGTGGAATATACCTTCCCACAACTTGCAGTTGATATCGAAACTACCAACGGACATAGAACAAAGCTCTTATATAGACAAATATATAAGAATACTTTTGACGGGTCATCTGCCCTTACTATGTACGTGGGCAACATAGATTTCTTTTGCTGGAACGGACAGATTAGTGGGGAATATAGTCTGATAAGAGAATCCCACAGGGGTCATCTAAATATTGCTAACTTTGCTGACACGTTTAGGACTACGATGGACAACTACAAGGAAACATCTGAAGTCTATCGGAAGATGGCACAATCTAAAGTAAAGGAAGGTATTGCAGGTAACATCTTCGACAGGATTATTTACGGGAATGATCGTAACAAATGGCCTGAACAGACCCGCCTTTCAGATCACTTGCGCTCTCTGTACTTGGATGAGCGGGAGACAAGAGGTTGGAATATATACTCTATGATGTCAGCCATGACTAGATATGCAAAGGATGGTACTGGTGCTAAGTCTAATTCAGATAAAAAATATTCCCGTGAACAGCGTGTGAACAAGTGGATGAGAAGCAAGCCTTGGGTTGAGTTGTGTTCCAGTCATGGCATAGACCTAAAGGTTGCAGCTTAACAGGAAACGAGCCAGCTTGTTACTGGCTAGTCAGGTCCAGGTTCCCTGATGATAGAGAAGTGGTGTGACAACCATAAAAAAGAATCTACCAACAGGGTGAGCGTGGAGCTAACGCTATGAAGCGCTCACCCCTACTGGGGTAATTAATATGAAACGATTAAAAGAAATGTTACAAGTTATGTTTGATCCAAGCCGTAGTCCCCAACCTATTGTATGGCTACTGTTTCTAATATTTATTGTTGTAGTTTTTTTAAAGTTATGGTGTGGGGGGAAATAAAAGATGAGAGAGAGAAAGATAAATGGGATACAACATATCACAATTATTTCTAATGATCTTGAGGTGACAGATAAATTTTATACTGAGGTCATGGGGTTTGTTAAAATAGACAGACCGGATCTTGGTTTCGATGGAAGCTGGTACATGATTAATAATAATAATGCTCAACAACTACATGTGATTGAAGACAAAGGATACATGCCTGACATGGATCATGTTGAAGATATATATCCGGTTGGCTTTGAAGCTGAAGGTTATGGTGAGATGATAACACATTTACGAGATTGCAATGTTGAGTTTAGGTTTGAAGAGATAGGATATAAATGTAAACAGATGAAAGTATTTTTCTATGATCCAAGTGGAGTGTTGATCGAGCTTAACTATAAGAAATCATCTGAGTGGATATAAAACAGGAGGATAACTATGAGCAACGTCATTTCATTACAGGCTAAGCTGACCCTTGAACAACAGGTTGAAAGGGACATGCGAATGTATAACTATAATCCTAATGACCCGGATGAGGTCAATGAATATTGGGAAGACTTATGGTGTGAAAATGATCTTGGTGAAGAGGAAGAGTTAAGCCTGGAGTGTAGTCTAGGTGGTAAAAGATTTAATATCAAGCTAAGTATGTGCAAGGAGAAAGTTGAATGACTATTGAAACACTGAATAGAATTAATGCCGTGCTAACTGGAACTGAACAACGCATGGATAAGTTATGTCCTGAGTGTGACGGTGAAGGACAGATAGAATATGAAAAGACCATCGGTGGTATTGACGATGGCGGTAGCCCTTGGCAAGGATATGAGCCATACTTCGCATCGTGTGATACATGTGGGGGTTGGGGTCGTGTAGATATAGATCCCTTTGATGATGAATACGCCTAACCCTCTCGTAGCTCAATGGATAGAGCGACAGCCTTCTAAGCTGTAGGTTCTGGGTTCAAATCCTAGCGAGAGGACCAGCCTTAAAAGAAAGAGGACTAAACTCATGAAGAAACGTAGAAAAAAACATGGCAATCCTATTGCAAAAGCCTTGAACAAGGTGAATAAACCTGTTACAATAATAGATAAGAAAAAAGAATTAAACAAACTAAAATGTAGAAAGGTTATTGAAAATGAAAAGATCAGCAACACCACCACCACCCCATTACTCTAACTATTTAGAAATAGATGAGATCACTAGAGATTATCTGTTGTCAGTAGCTCTCTTTGCAGAGTTCATTGAAGACATTCCACTCTCTGAAATTAATATATATCTGGAAGGTCTTGAAGATTTCTATGCAGGAGAGGAGGTTAGCCATGTCAGTAGTTAACTTTGGTGTGTCTACTAGTGAAGGACCAACCCTGTTTGTAGAGGCTCATGGTTGTGTCTATCAGCCTGAAGATTTTTCAGATTTAATAACTGAAATCACTACGTTCTATGTAAGCTATGAAGATCAGGAAGATTCAGAGTGGATGGAGATAGATGAAAATTTTCTAGCTGTAAACCTGGGAGAAGAAGCTTTTATAGAATTACTTTCTCAAATTGAGCAGTCTTTATTAGAAGATTATCACAGTGAAAAGGAAAACGATGATGATTAAAGATCCAATTAGTTCAGATGATTTAGTTTCACACATTCATAATCTTATGGAAACAGGTAAGAAATCTAGAATGAAAGGTTGGACATTAAAAGATATCTTAGAAGATGTATATGAGGGCTGGGGTCAGGGAGCGTGGGACTTCACGTTTAAATATATTAAAGAAGATTATTGTAGCATAAAGGATGACAACTGATGCATGATTTGGAGGAAATTAATTCAGATTCTGACGCATTGAAAATTGACAACAGAGAATTAACTAAGGAGTTATACTCAGTTTATAAAAAAATTCTAGATCTTAATAGACAAGTTGAATACTTAAAAATTAAATTAGAGACAATGGAAACACAACTGGAATTATTTGCAAAGGATAAATTAAAATGAAAATATTAGTCATACTTGCATGTATTTTAACTACGTCATTCTATTTCTTATCCACTATAAACGCCAAGACAAGTAATGAATGGGAAGATTGGAGTAATGATTCTCATCTACCACTTGAACAGTATTTAGAAAAGCAAGAATCTTTAGAAAATTTTAATGAACAGGAAAAATGTTTAGCTGAAGCTATATATTTTGAAGCTAGGGGTGAACCCTTCTTGGGTCAGGTAGCAGTAGGAGTTGTAGTTATTAGAAGAGTTAACTCTCCCAAATTTCCTAACAATATATGTGATGTAGTACATGAAGGAAGACATTGGAAGGGAAACCCAATTAGAAATAGATGTTCCTTTTCTTATTATTGTGATGGAAAATCTGAAGTTATTTATAATGAAGATGAATATTTTAAAGTTATGAATGCTGCAACTTTAGTATTAGGTGGGATTGTTATTGATAATATGGAAGATGTTTTATATTATCATGCCACATATGTTAACCCTTACTGGGCATCGCAGATGGAATTTGTATTCCAAATTGGAAAACATAAGTTCTATAAGTAGAAAGGATATAAATAAAATTATGTCTCCATTCTTAGATGACGATTTTTGCCGCCTTCAGGCTAATAAAAATGTACTTAGACATGCAATTAAAACTGTACTTAAAGACCACGATGGAGAACTACCTGAAAAGGAAGTTTGTAAACTTCTTGGGATTACTACTTCAGATATTCCTTGGGGTTATAATATTGGATGGGCCAGATGTATCCAACTAAATCAAGAAATGAATTTAATCTTATCGGGGAGTGGAGAAAATGAAAAGCAAACATAAAGACCCTGAAAAAATTTATAAAGAATTGTTGGCTCGATATCAACAAGAAGGGTACACAATTAAGCAAGCAAAGAAATTTGCTACCCAGGATACAGAAGAAATTTTAATGGATCGTTTCCGGCCTCATCGAGGGTCTGTATTTAATAAAGAGGATAAGTGAATGAGGTGGAAACTCATATGTAATTTTAAGAATAAAAAGACTACAGTTAAAACATTTAATACAAAACTACAAGCCAAAAAAGAGATTGACAATAGGCGTGGTTTAATGTACGTTGTAAATGTTCCGCCTCAAATATATTCAATTGAAAGGACAAGAAGGAAATGACGGCACCCTTTATTAAACACTTGCCATGTGAGGCATGTGGTTCAAGTGATGCCAATGCATTATACGAAGACGGCAATCAGTATTGTCATAAATGTGAAACATTCATACCATCATCAGGAGGAAACATGAAACAAAACACAGTTCAAAGAGCGCCTATTCAAGGGGTAATTAATAATGTATTTTCCACTGGAGAATATATGTCACTAAAGGGAAGGGCAATTACTGAAGAAACCTGTATGAAGTTTAGTGTTGAGGTAAACCAATCAATGAACAGACATATTTATCCTTACTTTGATAAGGATAAAAACCACATAGGAAATAAGATAAGGGAAGTTTCAACTAAGAAATTTATGGTAGAAGGTGACACCAAGAATGCTACCTTGTTTGGTCAGCACCTGTTTACTCCCAAGGGTAAGTACATTACTATAACTGAAGGAGAGATAGATGCATTATCAATTTTCCAAATGCATGGATCAAAGTGGCCTGTAGTTTCAGTCAAGCATGGTGCAGCAAGCGCATACAAGGACTGTCAAAACAGTCTTGAATATCTTAATTCATTTGATAATGTAATCCTGTGTTTTGATAATGATGCTCAAGGAAAGAAAGCAGCGGATAAGGTAGCAACATTATTTGAACCTCACAAATGTAAAATTGTACAGCTTGATTATAAAGATGCAAATGAATATCTTGTTGCAGGACAGACCCAGGCTTTTGTTAACAAATGGTGGAACGCTATACCGTATACACCAGCAGGTATTAAGAACCTTAAAGATTTAGGAGAAGATTTATATAAAGATAACTACTGTGAGACAGTGGCCTATCCTTGGGTAGGTATGAACGAGAAACTGTACGGCATGAGGACTGGTGAGCTTATTACATTCACATCAGGTGCAGGAATGGGTAAGTCAAGTATCCTGCGTGAGCTAATGCATTTTATTCTAAACAATACCACTGACAAGATAGGTGTGTTAGCCCTGGAAGAATCAATTCGCAACACGGCATTTAATATAATGTCAGTTGAAGCAGACGCAAGAATACATATAAAAGAAATAAGAGATACGTTTTCCAGAGAACAGCTAAGAGAGTGGGAAGAAAAGACTATTGGTACTGGAAGGTTTGAAGCCTTTGATCATTTCGGCTCCATATCCAACGATGAAATCCTGAACCGCATTAGGTTCATGGCAAAGGCTCTCGATTGTAAGTGGATATTTCTTGATCATTTATCTATACTTGTTTCAGGACAAGAGGATGTAGGAGATGAACGTAGAAACATTGATATCTTAATGACAAAGTTGCGTTCACTAGTAGAGGAAACACAAGTGGGATTATTGTTGGTGTCTCACTTGCGCAGAACCTCCTCAGATCGTGGACATGAGGAAGGAAGAGAGGTATCTTTGTCACACCTCAGAGGATCACAAAGCATTGGACACCTGTCAGATTCGGTCATAGCTCTGGAACGTAATCAACAAGAAGAAGATGAGAGGCTTGCCAACACAACAACTATTCGTATTTTAAAGAATAGATACACGGGTGATGTAGGCATTGCTACCTACCTATATTACAACAAGGACACGGGTAGGATGTCAGAAGTGTCCAATCCTTTTGATGTTGAGGAGGGGGAAGAGGCTACTCCATTTCAGATTGAGGAGTAATCTAAATGAAATGCATAGTAGATATAGAAACCGATGGACTGGTTGAAGATGTTAAGGTCGTCCACTGTATAGTAGCAAAAGATATAAGTACAAATGAAGTTTATACATTCAAGGAGGACGAGTGTTACAACAAGTTCCCAGAGTTCTCTAAAAACATTGATAATTTTATCATGCATAATGGAGTAAGTTTTGATGCTAGGATACTTAACAACTTTAATATTACAACAATCATCCCAACGAAAGTCATCGATACCTTGTTACTCTCTCAGTTATTCTATCCAGAGATTGAAGGAGGTCATTCTCTTGCAGCTTGGGGTGAAAGGTTTAACAGTCCTAAGAAAAACCATGAAGATTTTACAGCGTACAGTTCAGAGATGCTTGAGTATTGTAAACAAGATGTGGAGATAACACATAAACTTAATAAATATATTAACAAAAAGATACACACCTGTCCTAAAGAAGCAATCAATCTTGAGCATGAGGTAAGAGCTATCATAGATCAACAGGAAATGAATGGCTTTATGCTTGATGAGAAAAAGGCAAGCATTCTTGTGGCTGGGTTTATAGATGACTGTTCAGTCTTGGAAGCAAAGTTCCAGAAAATCTTTCCTCCCATTACACACAAGAGAGTGTCTGAAAAAACAGGCAATCGTTTACAGGACAAGGTTGAGGTTTTTAATCCTGCATCACGCAAGCAGATAGCTGAAAGACTACAGGTACTAGGATGGAAACCAAAGAAAAGAACGGACAAGGGAAATGTAATTGTAGATGATGGTGTCCTAAACCAAATTGATTTACCTGAAGCTAAACTTATTTCAAAGTATCTACTATTGCAAAAGAGAATGGTGCAGATAAATTCATGGCTTAAATTATCAGATGAAAAAGGAAGGGTTCATGGAAAGGTTATGACCCTGAGAACTGTTACAGGCAGGATGGCACACCACTCGCCCAACATGGCTCAAGTACCAGCATCCTATTCACCCTATGGTAAGGAGTGCCGAGAGTGCTGGACAGTTGAAGACCCTACACATTATGTGTTGGTAGGAACTGACGCATCTCAATTAGAGATAAGGTGTCTTGCACATTACATGGATGATGTAGAATTTACAAGGGAAATTCTTAATGGTGATATACATTCTTCCAACCAACAGATGGCAGGTTTAGAAACCCGTGACCAAGCAAAAACTTTTATCTATGCTATGATGTATGGTGCAGGACCAGCTAAGATAGGATCTATAGTTGGTGGAACTAAGATTGAAGGCGAGAAATTAATCAAGAAGTTTATGAGAAGTCTACCTACTTTCACGCATTTAAAATCATCTGTTGAGGAAGCATCTAAATCGGGAAAAATAAAAGGTCTTGATGGAAGACCACTTACTATTCGAGCCTCTTATAAATCTTTGAATACTTTAATCCAAGGTGCTGGTAGTATTATATGTAAAACTTGGCTTGTATTCATGATGAAAAAGATATATACTTATGATCTTGATGTTAGGTTGGTAGCTTCAATCCATGATGAATATCAATTTGAAGTAAGGAAGGATCATGTACAAGAGTTTTGTCAAATAACAAAACACACTATGAAAGAAGCTGAAAAAATATTAAATCTAAGGTGTCCAATGCAGTCTAATTATAAGGTAGGAAAAACCTGGGCTGAAACTCATTAATAGAAAGAGAGGAGAATGACAAAAATAAATGTCGAAAGAGAAATTCACCCCAAACGCTGGTCAAGATGGTGTTACCCGATAATGAAAGACTATAAGATTGTCTGTTGTGATTGTGGACTTGTTCACGATATGGAATTTCGTGTTACTGGGGATTATGACCATGTAGAATTTCGCTCTAGGAGAAATAACAGAAGTACCGGACAGGTCAGACGTCACATGAAAGGAGAATTAATGTGCTAAACAAACGACATAACAATAGGAAGTTTCAAAAGGCATCGTATGAATTGAATGATGCAAGGTCTAAGAAATCCTTAGTAGATTATTTACAGTCTGAAGGATATGATACACAAGTTACAACAGAAAATTATTTGTTTGATTTAATGGCAACGAAAGATAATAAGGAAGAACTGTTTGAGGTTGAGGTTAAGAATCAATGGAGAGGAACATGGAACCCTAGTTGGGTAGAGATTAGAATACCCCAAAGAAAACAAAGGTTAATTGATTTATGGAAAAAGGATTTTTCCAACCTCAAATTTACTTTTGTTATCTTAGACACTACCCTTAATCAGGGATGGTTTATTCCTGCCAGTGTGGTAGATGAATCAAGGGTAGGAACTATTCAAAATTCAAAACGAATAGGAGAACCCCATCTAAAGGAACCGTTCTTCCACATCCCAATGGGAAAGGCTACGTTAAAAACCTTGTCAAATGATAAAGAAAGTTCTTGACAGGATGTATAAACTAGTGTATACTTTCCTGAAATTAAATTAAATTTGAAAGGAGAAAAGTATTATGAGTGTTATTCATGGTGTTGCGTACTGGCCGAAAGTTTTCCCCCATAATGTCGCTACCAAATACGATCCGGCAGATGGATATGAATATACTATTACTGTCGGTAATTTAGATGAAGAGAATAAGGCTATTATCAAAAAAGATAAGCTAATGAATTTAAAAATTAAAACCTCTGAGAATAATCCTGAACAAGAAGAGTTTGTTGTCATAAAGAAAAATCAATTATGGCCGGATGGAAAGGAAGAAACTCCTCCCTTGGTTTACACTGCCAAAATGAATCCTATGAACGGGGATGTATTAATTGGTAACGGATCAAAGGTTAAGGTATACTATGATACTTATGAAAACAAAAATGGAAAGTATGGGAAGCTTATGGGTATTCAGGTTTTGGATTTGGTAGAGTACAGTGGTAAAGACCCATCTCCTCATGCGACATCAGTATTTGAAGTAGAGGACGGTTATGTTGGGAATGTCAGTGATGATATTCCATTTGCTTCTGTTTAATTATAAAGGGGTTAGGGGGGTCATTAACTACTGGCCCTTCTAATATTAATATGAAAAATATATCTACTTTAGTTAGTGATATCTACAATCTTTTTACTAATGAACAAGGAGTAACAGTTGAAAGAGAAGAAGCAGAAAAGATTACTGAACTATATGGTAAACTGATAGGACGACATATATTTAATTCAGTTTATCAAAAGAAGAAGAAAGAAAAACATCTAAGGTTATCCCAAATAGGAAGACCATTACGCCAAATTTGGTATGGTGCAAAAGGATATGAAGGAGAAGACTTTGATGGTCCTACATATATAAAATTTCTATATGGTAATATCTTAGAGGAACTACTTATATGTCTATCCAAATTGTCTGGGCATGAGGTAAGCGAGGAACAAAAAGAATTAGAGGTTGAGGATGTGCCTGGACATCAGGACGCAAGAGTAGATGGAACCCTAGTTGATTTTAAAAGCGCATCTAACTTTTCATTTAAAAAGTTTTCAACATCAGAGCTACAAAAGAACGATCCCTTTGGATATATACTACAACTGTCAGCATATGCCAGAGATAAGAAAGACGAGAAAGCTGCGTGGGTTGTGATCAACAAACAAACAGGAGAACTAGCTACTGCTTATCTCCATAATATGGAGATGCCAGATGTGTCAGCCAAGATTAAGAAAATTAAATCTGCTGTTAAAAGGGATGACCCACCTCCTCGCTGTTATGCTGACCTTCCTGATGGTGCTTCTGGTAACAGGAAGCTGGATTTTGGTTGCGTCTATTGTAACTATAAGTTATCATGTTGGTCTGATGCTAATAATGGTAAGGGACTTCGTAAGTTTAAATATGCAAACGGTCCTAGATATTTTACACACATATCAAGTATGCCTAACACTGAAGAAGAGGTAATTTAAAATGAATAAAAAAATACCGCCTCCATTAAGATACATACAGTTGGGACAACTGGTACAATTTTATAAACCTAATACTATTTTAGAAGTAGGAACGTGGAATGGTAATCACGGTATAGAACTATCTCGTATAGCCTTACAATCACATAAAGGATATGTTCATTATACAGGGTATGATTTGTTTCAAGATGGAAGTAATGAAACTGACACAGTTGAGTTTAACTCTAAGGCAAGAACAAATGTTGAGGAAGTTAGTGAAAAGTTTGATGCCTTAACGATGGAATTTCCTCATCGCTTTACCTATAAACTTATTAAAGGTGATACCAATACCACAATGAAGGAACACAAAGAGGATTTTGTTTTCCTTGATGGAGGACATTCTCCTGAAACAGCAAGAAATGATTATGAAAAATCTAAAGAATCAAAGGTAATAGTATTTGATGATTATTTTTCAGAAGATAGGGACGGTAAAATTTCACACGTTAAACACCAAGGTACAAATATTGTTGTAGATTCTTTAAGAGATAAAGCCAAATGGAT